TTGCTATCTATCTCATAATTTTCTGTTATGTCACTGACTATTTTTTGTTTATCATAAGAATCAGGGTTAATCCTAACATTATATACAGGAAAACCAAATAATGTTCCACTCAACTATTCTTCCTCATTATCATAACCTTGAAGTTCTACTTCATCTTGAAGCTCTTCTTCTGTTAGAAATTCTCCACAAAAAGTGCAATATTCCATAACATAATACATATCATTCATGTTATGGAATATTTTATATTCAGCTTCACATTTTTCGCATACTATAAGTTTCATGTATTAAATCTCACAACCACCAGCAACACAAGCTAATTCTTGAGAGCCGATAGTCATGTCTGTTAATTCGTAATCTGAAAGTTTAGACCAATCAATTTCTTTTGGCATATTATTTAATAACAAATCAAACTCCTCTTTTTCAATGTCTTGGTAGGGTGCTTGTTTATATGTATGTTCGCTGAATGGAAGGAAGCTGACACCACTCATCATATCAAAGTTGTCATATACCCACGCACCAACAGCTAACCACTCTTCCTCTTTAACAGAGATGGTTACAGAGGGTTTATGTTCACACCAATGTTCTTGGTATATTTTCCACAACTTCAATTGATCAATAGCACTCATGTCTGTACGAAAAACTGCATCCTTATGAACACTCATAGGAAAAGAGAATACTGCTGTGTGACTAGGATTCATAACATCATCTTCTACAGGGAAACCCATATCAGTCATCATCTTAGTAAGTGGGTCTTTCTTGTCTCCACGTACTGTACGAACATAAAAAGGATTATGTCTTGCATGAATACCAGAAGCTGCATCAACTAACTGACTTACTGTACCAGATGGTTTAACACAAGTAACTGCAACAGATTGATTGATACCAATTTTCTTTGCAAACTCTTCATTAGTCCTAATTGCTTCGTTTCGTAAGTCTTGCAATATTGCTGGTAATGCATGATCCAATCCCTTACCGTTAAGTAATTTATTGTCCATGATACCAGTAAGAGAGACTCCTAAAAGTCTTTCTTCTTCACAATTATTTCTCCATACAGAAGATACATATTTGAAGTTAACAAGCGTAGCCTGTATTGTACCAAGAATTGTAGCAAGTCTAACTTTTTCTAAAAGAGTTTCGCGTGTATCAGTAGGACGAACTACAACCTCAGATAGATTGCAAAACTCTCTGCTACGCAAAATAATTTCTGAACAGGGGTTTGTTCCAAAGTCATGTTCTGCATTTCTGCGGCCGTTCTTTGCAGCTTGTTTCATTGCACTTTCACGATTGAAAATACCACGTTCACCAGACTTAGAATCATAAAGAGACTTCCACTCATCCATGAATGTACCAATATCTGGTTTTTCTGTGTAACAAGCACTGTTGTTTGCCAATGCACGTTGTGGTTCTGTATTCCACCACTGTCCTGTCTTAGCCTGTCTCATACGGTCATCAGAGAGGTTAGAAAGACTTATGAGCGCGCTTCTTCTTACACCCCCTACAACTACTACCTCTGCAATCTTACAAACAATATCATGACATTCCACAGATGATAATTTACGTCCTTTTGCATTTCTAAAGATATTTACTGCAAAATTGAATAAAGCCTCTAATGGTTCTGGGCCAGATGCTCTACCACCAAAGGTTTTAAGAGGAGCGCCTGCTGGACGTATCTTAGATAAGTTCCAACGAGGAATCTGTCCAATATACAACATACCAATTAATTCTTTAAGACCCTTAGCCCAACCAAGCTTAGAATCAGAAATTGTGATAGTAGTTTCTGTATCATGAAAATCATCTGCAACGTGAGGTAGTTGTGCTACATGTTGACGTTCTACACTAAATCCTACACCAGTACCATTCATTAGAATGTAAAGGATTTCATCAAACGCATGAACACGATTGACTGCAACATAAGAACAATTATACCCTGCAATGTTCTCTCGTTTAAGAGCTTCACCAGCAGCCATAAGACACCGCATTGATGGCATCACTCGTAAATCAAGAACGGCATCTTCTAGTTCTTTTCTTAAAGTGTCACTTAAATTAAAATCATGCAATTCTTTTAAATGGTCTTTGAAGAAATCAAAATACCTTGCAACTGTTTCATCCCATGTTTCCCTACGTTTTTTTTCTGGCAACCACCTTGAGTATCGTGATAGGTGTATAAACTCTTGGTATGATGTTGGTAATTGATTACTAGGCATTTATCTTTCTCCATTCGGCAAACCTTAACTTGGCACCAGCGCCAGAAAAGGTATTGTTTTTTATGATTTCTTTTAATTCTTCTTTTGACATTCCTGATAGTATCATGTCATTAATATCTTTCTCTTTAATTATTTCTGGCCACAAGACAATACTGCAACCTTTATTAATAGTCTTTTCTATTTGTTTATTAATTTCCTTGTTTCTAGGTTCATTATCAAATATAATTGTAAAGTCTCCTTCAAGTCTATCAAAATCAGAACCACCAACTGCAAGGCAATTATCTATAAACAAACTATCCAATGGGCCTTCGCATACATAGAAGTGTTTGGACTTATCTACTTTATCCAACCCAAATATTTTATCACTATCTTTTAGTTTGATGGTGATATACTTAGGTGTTTCAATTCCAAATGCTCTCCCCTGATATGCAAATATTTCTCCTTCCTCATTACGAAACGGTATCATCAATCTTGGATGATCACCACCCAAAGAAGGAAATTTATTCGGTATTAATGTATTGGTAAATTTAAAGAATGACTCGCACAAGTAGATATCTTTGAGCGATTCTTTTGGTAGACTTCTTCGTTCAACAATTTTCCTAGCTGGATGATCTGAATTAAGCTCTGCAATGGACTTGAGAGGCTTGAAGATATCTTTTTTGCGAAAAACTGGTGCATTAAATTTAAACTCTGGTTTTGGAGTGATCGTACCTTTAGTACCACCACTACCTGTTTTATATCGTTCCATTATATAGTCATTGTAAGTTTTAGAGTCTAGATACTCTATCAACTTACCTAAAGTAGTACCAACATCACAATTATGGCACTTGAAAAATAAATCATTTTTCTTTTGATAAACAAATCCTCTGGCTTTTGTTTTATTTTTTTGAGAATCTCCACAATAAGGACATCTAAAATTCCAAAGGGTGTTACCTTTCTTTTTGAATTTTTGAAGTTGTGGTGAAATAATGTTTAAATATTTTATGTCAATGTATGAACTCATTAACAGATATTACATCATTTGAGGAGTTTTGTCAACCCCCTATTATCATATATTTTTGTATGATGAACCCTGCAATAATTGAACCACCTATGATGATCCATCTCCAGCGTTCAAGAACTCCTACTCTACTACTTAGCTCATCTCTTATTTTTTGTATCTCTTTATTTTGTCCTAAATGTTGTAATGCTGCAGCACCCATTATTTCTTTAGTGTTTGTAGTGATACGAGAATGTAGTTCATCAATCTTTGAAGATAGTTCAGTTCTACGTTCTTCTATCTTCTGTTCTGCTTCAAAAATTGCATCTTCTTGTCTTGCAATTTTTTCTTCTTGTACGGAAAGCATACGATGGATTGAGTTGGAAACATCAGTTAATTTCTCAATTGCAACGTCCAAACGATCATGTATTTTTGCTTGGTCATGCAATTCTTTTTTGAGAAGCATTACTTCTGTTTCCAACTCAGCCATTAATTAATTACCACTTCTCATAACAGACCAAATACCCCAAGCAAGGGCGCCCCAAAGAATAACTTTGGTTAATGGTATGGCAAAGAATAATACTGCTACAACGGCTGCAACAACTATGACTCCCTGATGAGTAGAAGCTTCACCTATTCTATCTGAAATAAAACTACTTATCATATTAATCTCCTTTTTCTAATTTTATGACTCTGGCTTCAAGTTCGTTAATCTTTTGATTAACATGGGGATATTTTTTCTTCCAATTCTCTTCATCTTTAAGAACCTTCAATCCCAACTTTTTAGAAGCCCATGTCGAAACATCATTAACCTTTTTGTAGAACCACACACCAGCTTTAGTTTGTGCAAACCAACTATTTGTTGCACCCCCTAATATGCTGCCAGTAATACTACTAATTAAAAATATCCACATTATCTGTAAAATCAATCCAATTTGGATTTGTTGCAGTTTTCACAACTACAACTTTTGCAAACTTCAATCATACCCTCTGGGCCTTTATTATAAGGATATCTACGAAATTCTTTGCGTAACGGAACACCACAATGTGATTCGTGGCCACAATTAATACAGTTATTCATTTGAATCATCCTCTCTAGGAATAATAGACCATCTACCAAATAGATGAACAGCATAGTAAGCCGCATAAATTTTCCAAGATGAAACTTTAGGATTGGAATCTTTCATTGCCATCAAGAAAACATTATCTGCTGCTTTTTTTGCTTGTGATACTATTCTTGGGTTTTCTGTGCTTTTTTTAGGGTTGAGTAAATTTTTCTTACGATATTGACGAATCCTAAGATATAAAAGATCATGGATAATTGCAGCCCTTGCAATATCCCAAGGTGCTATTAAGTTCCATAGAATTTTTGGTGTAGATGCAAGATCAGTTTTAAATCCTTTATGGCAAGTAATCCTATTACCAGTTGCCTTTACCCCTATATCCATGAGAGCCATAATATTTATTTTATCATTTTGATATGATAAAACTCTAGATAAAACCCACTGTTTAGGTGGATTAAATTCAGCTTCTATTTTATTGTTAAAAGTTCCCATGAGATTTCCTTTATAGTTTTTCTTCAAGTTCTGTAATCATATTAGATTTAGTTTGTCTACGATCAAGTTCTATACCACGCTCAAGAGCCCAATCATCAAGTTTTTTCTTCGACATTTTCTTAAAGTCTGGAAGTTCTTCTTCTTCCTTATCTTCATAAGAATATACTTCAACATTATCAGCAACAGTAACAGTTGAATCAAGTTTTATGTTTGAAGTAGGAATAGGCAAATCCCCCATATAATTTTTAAAACGAATATCGCTATCATTATCTTCACCCATATCACTGACTTTGTATTCTCCACTCTCTACACCAGCAACAATTATTCCATCTGCAATTGTTGCAATAATAGACTTTCTATCAGCGTGTGTATTTTTAATTACAACATCAGATGCTGAAGCCAATTCAATTAAATAGTCATTTGTAAATTTTGCGTCACTATTCCATTCTTGAATAATTGACCATCTTAAATCTGCATAGTTCATTTTCATTTACCTTTCACTTATACGCTTATTGGAGTATCAAATCCTTCTGGAAGGATAGAATTACAAATTAAGTTTGCAAGAATTGGTGCTGTTGCAGCTGCAAGAACAATACCAAACGTAGCTGGATTACTCCATAACTCAGGAGAAATATCTAAACTATAATAGATACAGTTAGCAAGACAGTTGTTAAGCAATTCTTCATTAACATCAACGCCAGGAATTGCAGCGATTGTGGGGGATACTGCTTCAGCAATGGTTCCAGCAATAATACTCTTCGCTTCATATGCCAATGCAGCTGCTACTATACCAGACAATGAAATTGACATTGCATCAGCTTCTGGATTTTCTGGTTGGGGGCCAAATGCAAAGATATAACCCATACTTAGAGCAGCGGTTAATCCTATATTACATAGATTAGCACTTGCCCATTGATATGCTTCTTCACCAACTTTCTCAATTGCTTTAGCAGTGTCCACTAATTCTTTCTCTAATGCATCTGCTGTGTCTTTCCATTCTTTACTAAGTGTGTTGATTTCTTGAGTAGCAAATTGTTCAGCACAACTTAAACTAACAGCAGCTACCGTAGCAGTAAGTTTTTCTGTATCACTTACTAAATCAGATGCCCAGTTGTAAGTATCAGTAGCAACATCATAAACACTCTTTTCAGCATCTGCTAATGTTTTTTCTACTGCGGCCAAATCATCAGAAGCTTCTTTTGCAGCAGCATTTGCGGCATCAGTTACTGCTTGTTCTGCTGCTTTTTCTGCAACTGCTGCTTGTTTTAAAAGATCATTTGCTGCTTTTGTTGCAGCCTGGGAAGCAGCAAGTGCGGCGTCTGCGGCTTCTTTTGCCGCTTGATTAGCAAGGTCTGCTGCTTCTTTTGCGGCTTCATTAGCAAGGTCTGTTGCAGCTTTTGCAGCAGCATTTGCGGCATCAGTTGCAGCTTTTGCAGCTGCGTTTGCGGCATCAGCGGCTGCGTTTCCAGCATCGACAAATGGTTTTGATATACTATCCCAAAATGACATATTTTTTTATTCCTTTTTCTTTGGTTTTATAGCGTCTTCGTAGTAAATTATAATTGATTTCTGTTGTTCTATGTATCTTTTTATCTCTGCCATATTCAATGCAAGTGTTTCATAGTCTTTTACACTAATAACATATGCAACTAAAGG